TTGCCGAACTGGATAAGAAGGAAAACTTCATTTACAGCGAACGCACGCTCGTCGGCAGGGATGCGGACAAAAAGAGCAAGCTCGCGGAAGCTCTGGAATATTACCCCGACGCACCGGAAGAGCTGGGCAGTGCTTCCGATCTGATCAAACAGCAGCAGGAGATTCTGGCCAGAAACGGCGAGAATCAGCGCAAGCGTGACCGAGTAAAGGAAATCACGTTTGAAAAGCATCGTATCTTTGACGAGGCTCAGCGGCTTGAAAATCAGATTGCAGAACTTACTGCAAGACTGGAAGAGCGCAAAAAGGCTTATGAGAAGACCGCCGAGGATGAAGCCATCGCCATGAAGGACGCCGCCCAGCTTGAGGATGAAAACACGGCGGAGATTGAAGAGAGCATCGCCAATATCGAAGAAATCAACCGCCGCGTCAGAGCAAATTTCACAAAGGCCAATGCTGTCGATGAAGCAGAACAGCTCCGGAACGAGTACGACAAGATGACCGGAGAACTGGAAGCCGTAAGAAGCCAGCGCAAGGCCCTGCTCGATTCCGCGGACCTTCCGCTTGAAGGACTTTCCGTCAGCGAAGGCGCTCTCGTGTACAAAGGTCAGCAGTGGTCAGACATGTCCAGTGCGGAGCAGCTGATCGTAGCAACCGCCATTGTGAGAAAGCTGAATCCGGAGTGTGGATTCGTCCTCATGGACAAGCTGGAGCAGATGGATACAGACACACTCGCAGAGTTCGGAAAATGGCTTGAAGCCGAAGGATTACAGGTCATCGCCACCAGGGTAAGCACCGGCGATGAATGCTCCATCATCATCGAGGACGGCACCATTGCCGAAGCACCGAAAAAAGGTGTGCCGAAGAAGGAAACTAAGAAGACGTTCCAGGCTAAGGCATGGACACCGGGAGAGTTCTAATGGCAAAGAAAAAAGGGTGTGTTTATTTCATCACTGATGGGACAGGATGCGTGAAAATTGGACGCTCATCAGATAGGGCAATTTATAGGATGTATCAACTTCAATGCGGGAATCCTCGACCGTTAGAGGTCAATAGAGAAATTTCATGTGACACGAAAGAACAAATAGCTTTTGAATCTGCACTTCATAATTACTTTTCACAACATCGCATAACTACAACCATTGAAACAGAATGGTTTATGGACGCTGACTATATTCTTGACATTGCATGGAAATTATCTGCACCGCGAATAAAGGCACTTATCGACGTTTACGGAATTCCTAAAACCGAAAGTGTGAAAAATCAATGGGATTATGAAATTAGCAAATTTCATAGTTACAAAACTAAAAAGAAAGATAGCGAATCAAAAGGATACAACTTTGACGCTGAACTTTTTGACCTGCCCACCTGTTGCGCATATCTCAATTTAGGACGACACACTGTAAAAAAAATTGCCGAAGAAGCAAATGCAATTCGGAAATATGGAAGTACAATCCGTTATTCTCGCTCTGCTATTGTTAGCTATCTCGATAACGGTATGAAAAATGGTCAACTTTTATAGAAGGAGGACATAAATGATCAAAGTTTCAAAGGGGAGAATCCCCAAAGCAAAGAAGGTCGTGCTTTACGGCCCGGAAGGAATCGGCAAGAGCACATTTGCAGCGCAGTTCCCGGATCCGGTGTTCCTGGACACCGAAGGGTCTACCGCAGCTATGGATGTAGCGAGAATTGAACCGCTCTCATGGACGGAACTGCTTGCCGACATTAAGGAAATCATCAGCGGAAATATCGATGTGCCTTGCAAGACTATCGTCATTGATACGGCTGACTGGGCGGAAAAGATGTGCGCTGACCATGTCTGTGCTCAGAATCATTGGGACAGCATCAGCTCTCCCGGATACGGTACCGGCTACCGCGTAGCATGGGAAGAGTTCGGAAAGCTCCTGAATCTGCTCTCTGAGGCTGCGGATAAGGGGTTCAATATCGTCATCACTGCACACGCCATGATGCGGAAGTTCGAACAGCCGGACGAGGCCGGAAGTTATGACAGGTGGGAAATGAAGCTCCAGAACAGCCCGAAGTCCAACATATGCGCGACCGTTAAGGAATGGGGAGACATGGTTCTTTTTGCCAACTACAAGACGATTGTGACGGACAAGGACAAGCAGGGCAAGGGCAAAGGCAAAGGCGGCCGGCGCGTCATGTATACGGAGCATCATCCGTGTTGGGATGCGAAGAACCGTTACGGCCTTCCATCTGAGATGGATTTTTCCTATGAAGGCATCCGGGGAATCATCGAAGAGGGAATGCTCGCCATGAACAAGCCGACTGTTCCGGAAGCACTCGCACCGAAGGTCGAAGTTGCAAAGAAGACGCACTATTTCGTGACGGGTGACAAGTTCTGGAAGGTGGAGAAGGGCGAGCCGATCCCGACTGAAGATGCTCTTCGGGACGCAAAAGAGATCACGAAGCGCGAGTATGATGCAAAGTCTGTTCTCGGCAAGTCGAAGGAAGACGCAAGTCCGAAGCAGACCGCGTTTGCAGAAAAGAAGTTGGCGGAGCATAAGGCGAAGCAGGCCGCGGCAAAAGCAGAACCGAAGGAAGAGGCGCGGGAGCTTGAGATTGATCCCGCAATCCCCGAAAAGGTCGCAAGGCTCATGAGGCAGTACGACACGGATGAGTGGGACATTCAGAACGTCGTATCGACAAAGGGGTATTTCCCGCCTGATATGCCGGTCAGTGAATATCCGGATGATTTCGTAAACGGATGGCTCATCCCGTACTTTAACAAAGTCGCGGCCATGGCCAGTGAAGCAAGAAACAAAGCAGAAATACCATTCAACGACTAAGTAAGGAGGACACAAAATGGCAGACAACAAATACACTCACGATGAAGAATTCATGACATGGGAAGACTCGTTCGAGGCGGATGCTACAGCCCCGGAATGGAAGACCCTCCCCGCAGGTACGTATCCCTTTGTGATTGAGGACGTGGAGCGCACGTATGTATCCGATCAGAAGAAGAATGACGGAAGCGTCAGCAAGTATGCAGGCTGCCCGATGGCGAATGTGACCTTCCGCATCACCGGAAAAGCAGATGACGGCGAAGAGATCGAAGTCACCCGTCATGAGAACTTCATCCTGCACCAGAAGTTCAAGTGGAAGATTTCACAGCTTTTCATTTCCGTAGGTCTTGCCAAGCAGGGAGAACAGCTGCGCATGAACTGGCCTGCACTGATCACAAGAGGCGGACAGTGCGAAGTCAGCGTGAACGAGTACACGAAGAGAGACGGATCCAAGGGACAGAGCAATCAGATCGACCGCTTCTGCGATCCTTCGGCGACTGCTCCGGCATGGAAGAGGGGATTTTAAATGGCAAAGATGGAGCTGAGACCATATCAGAAAGAAGCCGTAAACGCCATTGAAGATGAATGGGGAAAAGGCGTCAAGAGAACGCTCCTCGTGCTCCCGACAGGAACAGGAAAAACGATCTGCTTTGCAAAGGTAACGGAAGACCGTGTGAGGATGGGCGACAGGGTGCTCATCCTCGCTCATCGGGGGGAGCTGCTCGACCAGGCAAGAGACAAAATAGCCAAATCAACGGGACTCGGATGCTCCGTAGAGAAGGCCGAGGAATCCTGCCTCGACAGCTTCTACCGGATAACGGTCGGAAGCGTGCAGACACTCATGAGGCAGTCAAGGCTTGACAGATTCAAGCCGGATTACTTCAACACGATCATCATTGACGAAGCACATCACGCCCTGTCTCCGTCTTACAGGAACGTCATAGACTACTTCGACGGCGCGAAGGTACTCGGTGTAACGGCTACGCCTGACAGGGGCGATATGAAGAACCTGGGCGAAGTATTTGACAGCTTAGCTTATGAATACCGCATCACACAGGCAATAAAGCAGGGTTATCTCTGCAAGATAAAGGCGCTCACCATTCCGCTGAAGCTCGACATATCTAAAGTCGGTATTTCTGCCGGTGATTACAAGGTCGGCGAGATCGGCACGGCTCTGGATCCGTATCTTGACCAGATCGCAGACCAGATGGCGGAACACTGCATGAACAGAAAAACTGTGGTATTCCTTCCCCTCATAGCGACATCGCAGAAGTTCAGGGACATTCTGGAAAAGCGCGGATTCAGGGCAGCAGAAGTGAACGGGGACAGCGAAGACAGAGCGGAAATCCTTGCTGATTTCGAGGCAGGGAAATACAACGTGCTTTGCAACTCCATGCTTCTTACGGAAGGATGGGACTGTCCGAGCGTCGACTGCATTGTGGTCTTAAGACCGACAAAGGTAAGAGGGCTTTACTGCCAGATGGTGGGGCGTGGGACGAGACTTTCTCCGGGGAAAGATCACCTTCTTCTGCTTGACTTCCTCTGGATGACCGAGAAGCACGAGCTGTGCCGGCCGGCGTCGCTCATCTGCGATTCTCCGGATGTTGCGGAGCAGATGACAAAAAACCTGGAAGAGAATGCCGGCGCGGAAATGGATCTCGAAGAGGCAGAGCAGAAGGCTTCAGAAGATGTTGTCGCACAGAGAGAGGAAGCCCTTGCAAAAGAGCTTGCAGCCATGCGGACACGGAAACGGAAGCTTGTTGACCCGCTTCAGTTCGAAATGTCCATACAGGCAGAGGATTTATCCGGCTATGTCCCGTCCTTCGGTTGGGAGATGGCACCGGCAAGTGACAAGCAGAAACAGGCGCTTGAAAAGTTCGGGATTTTTCCGGAGGAAATCGAGAACGCCGGCAAGGCCGCTAAGATCCTCGACAGGCTTCAGGCAAGACGCATGGAAGGACTGACCACACCGAAGCAGATTCGATTCCTGGAGAACAAGGGATTTAAGCATGTCGGCACATGGCAGTTTGACGAAGCGCGGAGAATGATCGACAGGATAGCCGGTAACGGCTGGCGGATTCCGCAGGGCATCTATCCGGTGGAATACATCCCGCCATCACAGCAGGTAATGTTCAATGGATGATTTGAGAGAAATATTGAGACATCTTGACCCGGGATCCTGCGACTACACCGAATGGACCGAGGTGGGAATGGCCCTTAAATATGAGGGCTATTCCGCCGAGGACTGGGAGGCGTGGAGCGCAAAAGACCGTGCAAGGTATCACGAAGGGGAATGCCTCCGGAAATGGGAGACCTTCCACGGCTCCGCAGAACCCGTCACGGGCGGGACAATCTATCAGCTCGCAATAGACCACGGATGGGACCCGACAAGAGAGATCCAGAGCGGTTTTATGGACTGGGATGCGGAGTTCATCGCGGACGGGAAGATCGTAGACCCGGGCTGGGTGGAAGATCGGGAAGTAAAGGAGCCGGACAAGTGGCATCCGGCAAGGGAGGTAAAGCGATACCTCGAAACACTCTTCGAGCCGAACGAGACCTTTGGCCTTGTCGTTCAAAGCCGTATGGATGACGAACGGATGAAATATATCCCCAGAAATGCGGGAATGTCTTTTACGGTCAGCGAAATTCTGGAGCGTCTCGACACCTGCGGTGATGACATAGGGGCTGCGATCGGCGATTACAACAAGGAGGCGGGGGCGTGGGTGCGTTTCAATCCTCTCGATGGTAAAGGCGGAAAGAACGAGAACGTGACCGAATTCCGCTATGCTCTGGTTGAATCTGACACACTCGCCATTGAGAAGCAGAACGCGCTGATCCGGGAGCTTGAGCTTCCTGTCGCGGTCCTCGTGCATTCAGGCGGTAAGAGCCTGCACGCCATTGTTCGGATCGATGCAACGAATTACGCGGAATACAAAACACGAGTCAACTTCCTGTACAAAATATGCCAGAAAAATGGCATGAGCATAGACGAACAGAACAAGAATCCGTCGAGGCTCTCCCGGTTGCCGGGATGTATCCGGGGAAAACAGAAGCAGTACATCGTAGACACGAATATCGGTAAGCGGTCGTGGGATGAATGGAAAGAGTACATCGAATCCGTCAACGACGACCTGCCGGATTTTGAGAACATTTATGACATCATCGACGACCTTCCGCCGAAAGCGCCTGAGCTGGTAGAGGGCGTACTGAGAGAAGGACACAAGATGCTGATCGTCGGCGGATCCAAGACAGGCAAGTCTTTTCTGCTTATAGAGTTCTGTCTGGCAGTTGCGTCAGGCAGGACGTGGATCGGCTGGAAATGCGCTCAGGGGCGCGTCCTGTACGTCAATCTTGAGTTAGACAGGAATAGTTGTCTGCACCGATTCAAGGACGTATGCGAGGCGACGGGAACGCCGAGAGAGGCTTTCAGACACCTTGACATATGGAACTTAAGAGGACGGACAGAGAGCATCGACAAGCTCGTTCCGAAGCTCGTGAGGCGTGCGAAAAAGCACAGCTACAAAGTCATCGTGATAGACCCGATCTATAAAGTGCTGACAGGAGACGAGAACTCTGCCGAGCAGATGGCGAAGTTCTGTAACCAGTTTGACCGTATCGCAACGGAAACCGGTGCGGCTGTCGTGTACGTACATCATCACAGCAAAGGCGCTCAGGGCGGTAAGAAGTCCATGGACAGAGCTTCCGGATCCGGCGTCTTCGGACGCGATCCTGACGCGCTTCTCGACCTGATTGAGCTTCCCCTCACCGAGGATGCAAAGCGTCAGACCGTAAGAAATGCAGCGCTGGAAGCCGGAAGCGAATGGCTGAAGACAAATCACAAAGACATATGGGCAGAGCTCCCGCAGGCTCACGACTTCAACATGCCGGAAGACTACTACAACACAGTCAAAGACAGAACGGGTATCACGGGATGGCTTGGTGATTTCTTAAATGTCATGCTTGCTGCGGAAGAGGAAGCGGACGCTTATACAGGCCTCCGGGTAGACGGTACGCTTCGAGAATTCAAGCGGTTCAAGCCGGTAGATATCTGGTTCAAGTACCCGATTCACGAGGTGGACACGACCGGGATGCTGCAGGACATAAAGCCCGATGAAGAGGGCAGATCGCGGAGCAAACGCAATCTTGCGAAGTCCGGAAAGCGAGCGGATAAGACGCCTGAAGAAAGAAAGAATGATGCCCGCGCAGAGTTCGAGGAAGTATTTGAAATGCTGGATGTCGAGGGCAACGGGAAGGTCAAAGTAGACGAATTTTTGAGGAATGTCAAGTATAAAGAACGCACTCTCAAGGACCGCTTAAAGCTGTTCGACGGTAAGTACAGCATCGATTCAAACGGGTATCTTCGCAACAATTGATGCATGCAAAAAAGGACGAAAATTCCTATTTTGCACATATTTGCAAAAAAGGACGAAAATTCCTATTTTGCACGCTGCAAAAAACGGTACCCCTAACGGGGTAAATAGCCACATATGCATGTGTCGGTACCCTTTGGACAAAGGGGGCTCTGAGTCCGCCCCTTTGTTCCAAAAGGGACCCACCTACACATGCGGCGGCAATGTGGATGGAAAGAGAGAGAAGAAAAAATGAAAGAAGAACTTGAACGACTTTTCAGAGACTGGTGTTTTGAACAGAACATCGATGAGGATGATTCGATCAGCATGCAGGACATTTCCGATTTCTTCGATTATGTGGAGATAATGACGGACTTATTTGAGGTGTGACATGAGCGATAGATTTTTTGTAGCAATGATCCCGCCGACCGCAACGTATCAGGAAAAGCAGGTCAACACAAAGAACAGAAAACCGATCTTCTACGAGCCTCCGGAGCTGAAGGACGCCAGGTCGAAACTCAAAGCGCACCTTGCAAGGCACAGGCCAGACGTGCCGTATGAGGACGGGATCCGACTGATCGTGCGGTGGTGCTTTCCGCTGAGCGGGAACCACAAGCACGGCGAGTACCGGACATCGAAGCCTGACACTGACAACCTGCAGAAGCTGCTCAAGGACGTCATGACGGATCTGCACTTCTGGAAAGACGATGCACTTGTATGCAGTGAACTGGTCGAAAAGTTCTGGGCGAGTGTCCCCGGGATATATATCGAGATTGAAGAGGTGGAATGATGGCAGCCCGTAAATGGTGGGAGTTCATAAACGACATGTGGAAGTTCATCAAAAAGCATAACGAATCTCCCAGGGACTGGGACATGCTCATGCATGACGCCGCAGTTATCACAAGCAGGCACGAGGTTTTTAAGAAGATCATGTTTGACGTCATAGAAATTTGGGAGAACGAGGAAAGGAGAGATTAAGACGATGATTCCAAGACATAAAGGCAAAGTCAAAATCACGGAGAGCAAGCGGATCCACTACAACAACATCGGTGAGGTGCTTGACGATATGGACGGCGCGAACGGTGCAATCACTGAGGCGCAGATCAAGGCCATCCGCGAGCTGATCGAAATCGACAAGGTTGAATACCGGAACAAGATGCTCAAAATTGCCGGCATTGCGTACGAGGCAGGGCGGAAGTTCAGCTGGAACGAATTCGAGGCATTGAAGACCGATGTCATCAAGGGCGGATTTGATGTGAGGATGTGAGAGGAGATTAAGGCATGAGCAAGAAAGACGCAGAATTTGAGGGATTCCTCCGCGGACTTGAGACCGCGCGGAAAACTGCCCTTGAAGTAGAACAGGACGGCGGACGTGTTTCAGATGCACTTGAGAGGATGATACGCATGAGACGGTCAACGGGTGTCACACTCCCGATGACGAAGAAGGAATTGGACGCGGCAACGCTGACCATGAAATGCTACTGCTACAGCAGTGTGCAGGCCATGGCGATGATTATCCTGTACGAACAGAACCAGTGGGGAGCTAAACGGCTCCTCCGGTTCCAGAAGGAATTTAACCGCCATATCGATGCACTGATGGAAGGGAGCATTGACTGGCACGACATAGTGGCTTGTCTCGAAGCAGAAACGGGCGTCAAGCTGGAGTTCCCGAAAGACCTGATGCAGCAGAAGATTTTGTGTTGAGAAACAGAGAGGAGACAAATCATGAATAAATTCTTAAAAGCAACCACGGCACTTATCGTCGCAATGGCAATCACGGCCATCGTGATCGTAACGGCCAACGCAGAGACAAGGTACATTGAGAAGAGTTTCACCTTCGGGAGCTATGCCCCGGTCATCTCCATCGATCACGGACTCTATAAATGGAGTCTGGAGAGCCAGAACGATGGCTCTCTCAAGTGGTCGAGGATACAGAACAGAGACAGTCAGAGACAGCTATTCCTCATCCTGCCGACAGACACAGCCGGATACTACGTCATCCGGGAGATGACGTCAGAGTATAGCCAGAGAGTCCTCACATACACGAAGAACGGCTTCCGTATGGAATATCCAAGCACAGATAAGTACGGCATGCAGAAATTCAGCAACGCGCAGAAATTCCGCTTCAAGTGGTACAGCTCCACGACATGCGGAGGAAGAACAATAAAGAACTGTTGGAGGCTTGTCTGCAAGAAGGACAATGTCGCATTCTGCAAGTCGGGTTGGGGTACAGTTAAGCTTTTGTGGATGAATGCGTAAGGAGGCAAATCATGGACAGCGGTAATTTGATCTGCACGATGCATGAGGAGATTCTTGGTATTTGCAGGGAGCAGCTTGAAGAGCTGCCCCCTGAACCGGAAGCACCTGCTGAGTATTCTGGAGTATATCAGGCGTTCCGGGACATCACGGAGGCGACCGAGAAGGCCAGGGACGCCGGTGAGCGGATGGAGAACAGGTTATTTCAGTACAGCACGGCTGTCAAGTCGTTAGGATTTGAGAGGGTGAGAGGATGAGCGTTGTAATCAAAGGCATGGAAATGCCTAAGAATTGTGACACATGTTTTTTAAGCAAATGGGATAGTTGCAATGAGCGATTTTACTGTATGTTTGATTTTTGTCCTCTTGTCGAAGTTCCTGCTCCGCATGGCAGACTTATTGATGCGGATGCACTACTTGAAGACGTAAGAAAGAATTCGGTTTCATACTCAGCGGACGATTTTGCACATGAGTGGGTAGACGTACAGCCAACAGTAATCGAAGCGGAGGGGACGGAATGAGATTCGTAAATGCATTGATTGCTCTGATTATTACATCGGCAACCCTATCATACATGCGAGCAAAAGGAGTGGTTATATCTGATGATGCTTCACTGATAAGCATGGCCATTATAGTCGCAGGTGCGCTTTCGGGAGGTGATTAAATGAGCATGACACTTGAAGAAGCTATTATCCATGCGGAAGAGGTGGTAGACCGGTGCGAGGTTACGGACGGGGATCGGGCGTGTGCTGAAGCGCACAGACAACTTGCGGAATGGCTCAGAGAGTTGCAGGAGACACGGAAAGAACGTGACTATTGGCAGGAAAAAGCCCACAGCTACGAGCAGACCATTTTCAAGCTGACAGATGCAATCTCCAAGCAGCCGGAGATTATTCACTGCGGTGAATGCGAATTAAAGATTGAATGTTGCAGAAACATACGATCCGGAGGAAGAAAGGATGATGATTTTTGCAGTTGTGGAAGAAGGGCGGAAAGGATAACCGATGACAAGAGATGAATTTATGGACCTAGTCGGTGCTAATTATGTTGACGAATATGAGAAAGCACAACTTTCTCAGGAAGACGCAACTATTGTTGCGAAATCCAAAAGGACATTTGTTGAACTGCTTGTACATTATCCACATCCGGATGTTTGCACGTATCCGGAGTACAAGGGCAAACCGTACTACTCGATTAAATACATCGAAGACGGCGAATGCTTTGTAGGCTTTGGAACTTATAAACCGGAAGTGCTGTCGCAGTACCTAAGAGATTATTTTATGCCACCCGCACAGCCGGAAGAACGCACGGAAAAACGCACAGAAACGCACGCGCGTGATTTAATCAGCAAAATACAAAACGGAATAAAAGCAACAGACGCAAAGGATGTGTATTCATGCGGTATGCGAAACGGTATGAGATGGTGCATATCTTTAATTGATGACAAAGATCCGTTGTATGAAAATTGCCCACCCGCACAGCCAGAAGCACCGTGCTATCTCGGCAGTCCTTGTGAGTACCAGAATCCTAATGCCGAAATCCAAGAAGAACACACGGATAAACGCACGGAAACGCACGCGTGCGATTGATGGGGGTAGCGGTACATGATAGCAATTTACACGCAAAACAGGCAAGCGGTCTGGAACTTCGCAGACATATCGAGATTTCATGTAACTGGCAATGGGACAGGTATTCAGGCGGTGGCAAAAAACGGAGCCGGTGGTGAACTGGCAAGGTATAAAAACCGCGAACAATGCACATATGTTTTAGAGATGCTTATGTCTGCGATTGATGCGGATGAGCGAACATTTATATTTCCAGCAGAAAAGGAGCTTGAGTATGCAAAGCAACACAGTGCAACAGGAGGAGGTAAGAGGCATGGCGGTTCTTGACCATGTACCTGGAGGATGGAGAGTAATTGGCGGTGCGGTGAATCACCCAAGCGGCTACCGCTTTATCAACAACAATAAATCACGCTTTGGCGGCGAGTATCAACATGCACTTGTCAAGGAGGATGTAGCGATTGAATGGCGGCGTGACAATACCTGACAAGGACACGGCAAAAGCGTTAAATGATTTGGCAAGGCATAAGGCTATTGTCCGCATCCTTAACGATATACGTATGGACATGGAGATATGTGAAATTGAAGGATGGGACAAGAATGAATACTTAAATCTAATAAGGCAATTGCTTAATTCCATAGGGGACAAAACAATGAATGATTCAATCAGCAGACAGGCGGCTAAACTAAAAGTTTTGCATGGGAAAAAAGGAGATACCGCGGAAGATTTCAACGACAAATGTGTTGACTGCCTTGATGATGTACAGCCAGAAGAAGCTATCCCGGTCTCATGGATCGAAGCGAGAATCAAAAGATTCATGACGATGGATAATGCGTTCGGCGGTCTGACAGCAAACATCATGCTTGTAATGCTCAATGAGTGGAAGAGAGAGCAGGAAGGAGAGACAGAATGAACGCAGACGGAACACTGGACAAAGACCAGATGAAGAAAGTAGGAAAACTCAATCCCTATCTCAGAGATGAATGCGGAGTACCGATGAAGGACAGCTTCCGCTTCGCAATGGTTATCGTGGAGAACTGGGAAGGAATCAAGAACATCGTAGAACAGGAGGACAGACAGGATGATTAAGATACTGATTATATTAGCTGTGGTTGTTTTGGTGATTATCATGTTTGGTGCAATTCTTGCGGCATGCACCGATGACGAATACTACGAAGAGGATGCATTCGACTATGACGCATGGTGGGAGGAAGAGAACAAATGAAGTACGTAATCAGAAGACAGGAAGGAAATTTTGCAAGATACATCTGCCCGGAGTGCGGAAGCACGTTGTTTGTAAGTGATGACAAGGCACCAATCGACCTTCCTGATTCATGCGGACATTGCGGAAAGGATATTTATTTCATGGGGAATGATTTTGAGGAGGACGGCGATGGACGAGAAAAAACTTGAAAAGTTCTGCAACGATTTTGACTGCGACTGTAACGACTGCCCGTACCAGAAAAAAGAGTGCGATGAATACCATGCAAAGTATCATGTGATACCGATGAGAAGATATGAAAGGAGATAAATCATGAGGATAATCGAACCGAGCATAACAGTTGAAACAAGCGTAACACAGGAAGAAATTTTGAAGCACATCGAGAAGGCAGGACGTGTCTGCTACAAGAGCGAAGGAAATATCAAGGATGGTTCGGCGGAAAAGTTCATCAAAGGAATTCTTGATCGTGGGCATGAATCTGTGATTGAACATTTTTCTCTCACCGTTCGGATTATTTGTGACCGCGGCGTCACGCATGAAATTGTGCGGCATCGTTTGGCAAGCTATTCTCAGGAGAGTACAAGGTACTGCAACTATGCCGGTGACAGGTTCGGGAATGAAATCACCGTCATAAAGCCTTGTTTCTGGAAAGAGGATTCAAAAGAATTCGCAAGTTGGAAGAGTGCCATGCTTTTTGCGCAGGAATGTTATTTTCGTCTTATAGATTGTGGAGCTAAACCGCAGGAGGCGCGGAGCGTACTCCCGAACAGTCTGAAAACGGAAATTGTCATGACGGCAAATCTCCGGGAGTGGCGGCATTTCCTGAAACTCAGAACGAGCAAAGCAGCTCACCCACAGATGCGCGAAGTTGCGTGTATGATTCTTGATGAATTCAAGAGTCGATATCCGGTGATTTTCGGAGACATTAACAAGGGGGATGACAATGGCTAATGAAAATACGATTGAAATAGAAAAGCTCATTGACGTGCTTACTACTGCATACATGAAGCAGTGTTTAACGGGTGCAAGCCTTGAATACCGTTCGGGAGCGGCAAGCACAATCGGATTCATTTGCGGGAATCTTGGATTGTCGGAAGAAGCCACCGATAACATCCCGAAGGAAGCAAAGAAGAGGATAGATAACGGAGCTGACGCACATCCTATCGTGGATCCCGATAGATTAAAGGCAATGATAAAGAATCATTATTCAGCTGTTAAACAGCTTTTATCCGATTCGCTTGAAGGCGAGGTGACGTCATGAGCAATGTGAGTGGTTTACCTGACCCGACAGCGGAGTGGGCAGTTGCCAACGTGATGAAGGAAGGCAAGCCTTCCAGATTCCTGCCGAAGCAGCTGCACAAGATGCTTAAAAGCCTGCGCGAGGCGCTGTCGCTTGTGGGTTATGACGTTGTGGATATCAGGATGAGGGACAGGACAGACGGAAAGGAGTACTTATGGACGGAATGGAAATGACAACACGTATCCTCGACAGCGGAGACCGGCGCAAGTTCGAGACAGGAGCAGTCAGAGATATGGCGGAAGGTAAGGGACGGTGCGACCTCCTGCCGCTTGAGCAGGTGGCAACGATGATCAGCGGTGATGCTGATGCCGAAGATGAAGTGATTGCCAATGTCTACGAGTATCAGCAGACAGGAGATGTGAATTATATCATGCAGGCAATTTATGATTTTTGCAATGTATGTAATTGGACGATCCCGAAGGCACTGTTGGAGCTGTCAAAGCATTTTGAGCAGGGAGCGATAAAGTACGGAGAACGCAACTGGGAGAAGGGACTTCCGGAATACTGCTACATAGATTCCGCAATCCGTCACTATCTCAAGTGGCTTGATGGTCAGACAGACGAACCGCATGACAGAGCGGTCATCTGGAATCTGATATGCTTATGGTGGACGCATGAGAACATAACTGACAAAGGAGATGGAGAAGAATGACACCCGAGAATGAAGCAAAGAAAGAATTCTTATCACGGTACAGATGGGACGTGCAGGCCTTAGAAGAGATCGAGAACGAAATCAATGCGTGCCGGCTTGGCGCACTCCCGGGCGCGATCAGCTATGACGGGATGCCGCACGGAAGCGGAGATATGTCCGACCTGTCGGATTATGCTGTAAAGCTCGATGGGCTCCTCATGAAGTTCAGACTGAAACGCGAATCGCTCATTGATGAACTGCATGAGATCTCATCGGCAATCGAAGCTGTCGAGGATCCACGCTGCAACATCCTGCTGAGATACAGATACATACAACTGAAGAAATGGGAAGACATAGCAACATACATGAATTACCACGTAGATTACGTGAAGAGAGAACTGCACGGATATGCTCTGTCTCAGTTTAAACTCCCCACGAAATCCCTCACTGAAGTTTGATATAATCTAAAGTCGTAAGAAATTTAAGAGAGCCTTTCTTTCTTTTTTTGTCTACTTTTCTTTATGTGGTGGAGCCCGGGTAAAACCGGGCTCTAATTTTTGCAATTATGAAAGAAACAGCAGAAGTATCAATCAGATATGCGGATTTGGCAGAGAAGGTCATAGCAGAACATCACGATCTTCAATGGATCCCTAAAATCGGCGTCAAAGTAGGATTCCTTGAAAGTGACAGGCAGAAAAAGAAAAGCGGAAGGCTCGTTCTCGGGGAATGTATCCTTGTGAAGGATCTTTACAGGTGCTTTATCCCATATGATTTCCTGATCGTCATTTACGCGCCAAATGTCATCGGCATGACAAAGGAGCAGATGAAGATACTGCTGTATCACGAGATGCTTCACATCGGAATCTCTGATGATGGGGAAGATTTGAAGTGTGTCGTGAATCCGCATGATGTAGAGGAATTCAGAACGATTATAGACAAGTACGGAATAGACTGGGCAATGCACTGAGGATGGTGATTATGTGGCAAAGAAAGCAGGCCGGAAGGGCAAATATGAATATTGGATCAGCCCTGACGGTTTGCTTCTTATCGAAGGTTGGGCGCGTGACGGGCTGACAAAAGAGCAGATTGCAAAAAACATCGGTTGCTCTCGTGAGACATTAAACCAATGGGAGAATAAATATTCTGACATTTCTGACGCCCTTAAAAAAGGGCGGGAAGTCGTAATCCGCGAAGTCGAGAACGCCCTGATTAAACGTGCCAAAGGTTACGAGATTGAAGAAACAACCGAAGAGCTTGTTTTTAATCGCACGACGGGGCAGAAAGAACTTGTTGTGACAAAGCGAGTCAAGAAGCAGGTCGCACCGGATACAGGTGCGGCAGCTTTCGTCTTAAAGAACTACGCGCCTGACAAGTGGAGAGACCGCAAAGATGTCGAAATATCCGGTCAGCTCGACACAAACCCTTTTGCCGGTCTCAATGAGGACCAGCTGAGAAAGCTGGCGAAAGACAATGGATAGGCGGATGATTGCCCTCGGCGCGAAATGCGAGCTTGCAAGGCGTCACTTCTTCGATTACTGCAATCTGAAAGCGCCGGATTTCTACCGTCCAGAACGTGCGTATTTGGTGGAATTCTGCGAGACCCTGCAAGAATTCATTGTGTCGGATGATGATGTCCTCATCATCAATGCTCCTCCGAGACACGGCAAGTCGCGCACGATAGGATGCCTTGTTGAATGGGTGCTTGGCAAGGACAAACAGAAGAAGATCATGACGGGATCATACAACGAGACGTTGTCCACTACATTCTCCAAAGGTGTGCGTGATACCATCATGGAAATCAAAGCGGACAAGTACAAGGCAGTGTACTCAGACATCTTCCCACACACAAAGGTCAAGCGCGGCGACGCTGCCATGAACCTGTGGTCACTGGAAGACGGCTATAATAACTATCTGGCGACGTCTCCGACCGGTACGGCAACCGGCTTCGGTGCAGACCTGATAATCATCGATGATCTGATAAAATCACGATATGAGGCAAATAACGCGAACGTGAAGCAAGCGCACTGGGATTGGTTCACTGGCACGATGCTCTCCCGACTGGAAGAACACGGAAAGCTCATTATCGTTATGACCAGATGGGCGACGGATGACCTTGCAGGACGGATCGTGGAGCATGCTGCAGAGTATGGTTGGACTGTTCGGCATTTGAATTTCAAGGCCGTGCGCGATGACGGCACGATGCTCTGCCCGGAGATACTCAGCAAGGCAAGCTATGAGTCGAAGCGTAAGGCGATGGGCGCCGAAGTCGCCGACGCGAACTATCAGCAGAACCCGATTGATATCAAGGGCAGGCTGTATTCACGATTCAAGACATATACGGATGTACCGCGTGATGAGGGCGGACATCCGTTTTTTATTGCGATCAAGAGCTATACAGATACAGCGGACACCGGATCGGATAACCTCAGTCACATTGTTTACGGAGTTTCTCCTGCACACGATGCTTATGTTCTGGATGTTATCCACACAAAAGACCCGATGGAGATTACGGAGCCGAAGGTCGCTCGGTCTATCCATGAGAACGGCGTTACATGGGCAGATGTCGAATCAAACAACGGCGGGCGCGGATTTGCCCGGAACGTGAAACAGATCCTCGCAGGCCGATACGGTAACAACAGGGCTGTCGTGCATTGGTTCTACCAGTCGCAGAACAAGCGGGCGCGTATCCTGTCGAATGCGACAACGGTCATGGAGCATGTGTATTTCCCGGCTGACTGGATGTATAAATGGCCTGAATACTACGATGACATGACAAGATACCAGAGGGACGGGAAGAACGCCCACGATGACGCTGAGGACGCTACGACAGGCGTTGTGGAGAAGATGCTGATAAGCGAGAACGCATCCGGTATAAATCGAAACAAGGGATTCTCAGGGGGATTCTAAATGGCAAATATAAAAGTAAGACTGGATAAGCGTGTGATACGCGTTCCGGCTGATACGGAAATGAGCGTAGACCTTCTGTCCGCATTGATCCAGAAACATAAAGAGCTGAAGGAAAAGATATACAAGCCGCTTGAAGATGCATACGAGGGCGACTACAAGATATTCAACGAACCTCGCAAACCTGCATGGAAGCCGGACAACCGGATAGCGGTGAACTTCGCTAAGTACATCAGCGACACATTCAACGGATTCTTTATCGGAATTCCGGTAAAGGTTGAATCTGATTCTGAGAATGAGAAAGTCAAAGATTACCTGGAATACCTCGACAGCTACAACAACCAGGACGACAACAACGCGGAGCTCAGCAAGCTGTCCTCTAACTTCGGCACGGCTTACGAGATGTACTACAACGACGATGAAGGAGAGAGCGGCATCATCTACCTGAGCCCGATGGATGCTTTCATGGTCTATGATGATTCGATCCTGTCACGCCCGATGTTCTTTGTGAGATATACAAAAGGTGCGGACGGTATCGAGCGCGGAAGCTATTCGGATGATACGATTGTGCGGCATTTCTCGTTTGAGGGCGGTATCCACTTCACCGATGAGGCAACAGAGCATCACTTCTGTGACGTTCCGGCTACTGAATACGTCCACAATGCTGAGCGCATGGGAATCTACGAGGATGCGCTGTCGAGCATTGACGCCTTCAACAAGGCACTCTCGGAGAAGGCTAACGACGTTGAATACTTCGCTGATGCATATCTCAAGATTGTCGGTGCGAAAATCGACGATGATGACACACGCTTCATCCGCACCACAAGAGTCATCAACCTGTATAAGGACGCGAACGCGCCGGATAATTCACAGCCGATGGATGCGGAGTTCATGGCAAAGCCCGATGCGGATAACTCCCAGGAGCACCTGC